GGACTCACTTCTGGGCCGTGATTCGGGCATGGGCAGCCGACGGCCGGTCGCGCCTCGTTGCACGGTCCAAGCTCCTGACACCCCACGAAATCGAGGCGTTCGCCGCGCAACACGACGTGCCGTTCGGGCGCTGGTTCGAGGCCTTGGGACCCGATGGGCGCGAGATCGTGACATGCGAGTCCCGCGTGTTCTTGGACTCCAAGTTCAACACGCAAGAGGTTTTCCGCATCTGCGCCGAACATGGCTTCCACGCGGTCAACTCGCACAGCCGCGCCAGCTATAAGCACGGCGACGGGGCTTGGCGGCTATACGACGAGGGCCGACTTGTGGACCCGATGCAGGGCCACCGCACAGGGTGGAGGAAGCGCGTGCTCAACTTCTTTTTCGCGGCCGACGCGGCCAAGGACCGCATGGCCGTGCTGCGTGAACAGACTGGAATCGACGGGCTCCCGTGCTGGACCTCCGCCATGGACGCGGGCGACGAGTACGCGAGGCAGGTTGGGGCGGAGGCGAAGGTGAAAGTCTTCAAGGCCGACGGCAAGACCTACGCCTACAAGTGGAAGATGCTTAGCCGGAACAACCACTATTTCGACTGCGAGACCATCCAGATCGTGGCCGCATCCATGGCCGGGCTTATAGGCGACGACGCCCCGGCCCCGGCCGACGTGGCGCAAGAAAGTAGTTGACGCGGCCAGCCCAAGCCCTAGGCGTTGGCCTTATAGATGGCCTTCGCCTCGGTCCAGTTCGGGCTATACTACGGCTTCTCCCTCGCGGAGATGCAGGCGGAGCTTGCCCGCTACAAGGCTGCCGTGCAGGCCGTGACGGGTGGCGCTGGCCACGTCGTTTCCGCATCCGTCAACGGCTCGTCCTTTACCTACGGCCCGAACGCCGACCTGAGCCTTGCCCAATGGCAGGCGGAAATTCAGACCGCCATGGCCGACGTTGACGACAACGTGATCGGCCTCCCGTCCGAGACCGTCGCCGCGTTCAACCGATGAAGCGCCGCGCAAAAGCGTTGAAGTTCGGGAGCCTCAAGGCCGCGCCCACGGTCGCGCCTGTCATGGCCTCGACAACCGGCTGGGCCGGGACTGGGTGGTCCTTCACCGCGTCCAACCAGCTGTACCCTTCCCCCGCCGACTCATCCAAGCGAGGCCGCAGGCCGGACCTTGACCGCCCGACGTGGGCGATGATCCCGCAGTCACGGCACCGCACCATGCTGTCAGACTCGCGCTATCTCTACGGCGGGTCCGGGGCCGTATCCGGGGCGTGCGACAAGGTGGCCGACTACGCGGTTGGGTGGGCGTGGCAACCGCGCTATACCGGCTCCAACGTTGAGTTCAGGCGCATCGCCGAAGGCGTTATAACCGGCTGGCTCGAATCGTGCGACGTGCGCGGCGGGCAGTGGAATTGGCGCACCGGGCTTAGGGCCGCGTGCCACGCCATCGACCGGGACGGGGACTGCCTCGCGGTGAAGACGATGGACCCGGATACGGGCGGGCCGCGCATCCAATGGATCGAGGCCGACCGCGTGGGGACGCCGACCGGAAGCGATGGCATCGGCTCCAAGTCCATCGTTCCGGACCTGCCCGAGACTCGCGGCTACGCTGGCAGGCAAATCCTTTGCGGCGTCATCATGGACGAGCAGATGAAGCCGCTGGGCTTCAACATCCTGCCCTATACCGGGTACGTCTCCGCGCAGGACTGGAACATCATCCCTGCCAGCTCCGTCGTCTGGATTTACGACCCGAAATGGTTCAGCCAATCGCGCGGGATTCCTTCGATCATCAGGGGAATCCTTGATTGGTACGACCTCCAAGAGACAGTCACCGCCGAGGCCATTGCGGCCAAGGTGAACAGCTCGCTCGCCCTCATCGAGACCAACGAGACCGGACGCCGGGAGCTTGGGCGCGAGGCTATAGGAGCCGCCGCCATGCCAGCGCCGGGGCGGCAGGGGATTCAGGTGCAGGCCATAGAGCAAGGCCTCATCCGCTACATCAAGTCCTCGGGCAAGATCGAGGCGCACCGCTCCGACCGCCCGGGCAACGGTTGGCTCGCCTTGATGGAGCACCTGACACGCTCGGCGTTTGCAGGCATGGGCCTTCCGTACGAGTTCGCGTGGGACTCCTCCAAGATCGGCGGGGCTGGCGTGCGCGCCATGGTCGGGCAGGTGCAACGCGCCATCGAGAACCGGCAGCGCGTCCTTGAGGCCCCAGCCCGGGCGCTTCTACTATACGCCGTCGCGTCCTATATGCGCCGGGGTGACATCCCGTTTGCCGGTGACTGGTGGGCGTGGGAGTTCTCCATGCCGTCCCTGTTCTCGGTGGACATGGGCCGCGATTCCCAGAACCGCCGCGAGGACTTCGCCGTGGGCGTCCGCACGCTCTCGGGCATCCTCGCCGAGGAGTCCATTTCCGCCCGGGAGCACCTGACGGAGCGGGCCAACGATTACCTGTTGGCCAAGCAAATCTCCGAGGAGCGAGGCGTGCCCATCCAATGGCTGATTAACCCGAGCGCATCATTCGGGAACACCGCAGACCAAGCCATCGAGGAAGCCGCGCCAACGGTCGGACCCGCAACACCCGCACCCGCAGAATGAACACTTGGTTCTCCATCAAAGCCCAAGCCCCCGGCAAGCCAACCGAGGTCTCCGTCTATGACGATATCGGCGGATGGGGTGTGCCGTTCGCGTCGTTTGCCGAGGCGGTGAAGGCGATTCATGGCCCGATCCTGCTGCGGATCAATTCCTACGGCGGCGACGTGTTCGCGGGCCTCGCGATGCACAACCTCCTGAAGCAACGCGGCAACGTGGACACCGTCATCGAGGGCGTCGCCGCGTCCGCCGCCACGCTCCCCTTCCTCGCGGGCCGCAAGCGCTCCATGCCTCGCGGGTCCTACTTCATGGTCCACAATCCATGGAGCGGAGTCATGGGCGGGGCCGACGACATGCGCGAGGCTGCCGACCTTCTCGACCGCATCGGCAACACGCTCGCCGACCTATACGCTTCCGCCACCGGGATGGACAAGGGCGAGGTCAAGCGCCTGATGGACGCGGAAACTTGGCTCGACGGAGCCGCTGCCGTGGAGGGCAAGTGGGCAACGGACCTCATCGACGGCGAGCCGGTCCTTGCGAGCGTGCGCCCGGGCCAATTCCGCAACGCGCCACGCGCCATCCGCGCATCCATCACCGCCGCGCCCGAGTCCGCCCGCGCCTCGTTCCGCAAGGGCATCCAGCAGGTGGAGGACGGGAAGGCGGGCGACGGGCTAGAGCCTGCAACCGTCAAGGAGGCGCGTTCCCTTGCCGACGGAGAGCTTCCGACCGAGGCCAAGATTCGGAAGGCCAACGCTTGGTGGGGGCGCAACGAGCGGTTCCTGCAAGCCGAGGCCGACAGTCCCGCCGACGTCGCCGCCAACCTGTGGGGCGGGGCCTCTGGCCGCGATTGGTTCGCCTCACTCTACGCGGAGTTGGAGGAGGACGAGGACGAGCCCGAAGAGTCCATCGAAGACAAGCTTTCGCTGTCCATTGTGGACGGCATTACCAGCCAAATGAAATCCAAGCTGCTCGCCCTGTTGGGCGTTGAGGCGAACGCCAAGGAGACCTTCCTCGCGTCCGCCATCGCAGACCTCGGCGTCAAGCCCGAGGCTGTATCGGCCGCGCTCGACGCCGGGCAAACCGGCTTCCTCGCGGATCACATCAAGGCCGTCATCGACGCCGCCAAGGCCGAGGCCGACAAGCTCCGCCCCGAGGCGTCCCTGCTGGCCGACGTCCGCGCCTCGTTGGGCGTGCCTGTCACCGCCGACAAGGCCGCCCTGCTCGGCGCCATCGAGATCAAGGCGAGCGCCCGCGCCGCAGAGCTGGCCGCAAAGGCTGGCGTCTCCAACGCGACGCTCAACGCCGCAGCCGGGAAGCCCGGAAACGACGACGGCACCCGCGAGGAGATCGTCGCGAAGTTCAATGCGATGAAGTCCGGGCCGGAGCGCTCCGCGTTTTTCGCCAAGCATCGCAGCATCCTCATTTCCTGAACCTCAACACCAAGACATAGACCAAGACCTATATGGCCACCAACACCATTGCGGGCGCGAACCTCGCGGCTATTGCCGAGATGTCGCTTCCCACGCTGCTTGAGGCGTTCGCGCCCTTGGCAGCGCTCACCACGGATTTTTCCTCGGACATTGCCCGCTCCGGGGAATCCGTCACCACGCGGTTTGCGTCGAAGCCAACCGCGCAGGACCTGAGCTCGAACTATAACGCGAGCAACTCCACCACGGTCGCTGTCACCGCGACCCTCAACCAGTACTACGGCTATGTCTGGGAGTTCTCGGACGTTGAGCGCTCCAAGTCCATGATCAGCTTGAACGACCTGTTCATCCAGCCCGCCGCCGCAGTCACCGGCGCTCGCATGTTCCAGGACGTGTGGAACTTGGTGAACGACACCAACTTCCCAGCCGCCGCCGCCACCGAGTTAACCGTCACCGCCGCGAACTTCGACCGCGACGACGTGGCCGACCTCGCCGCGCAGCTGACGACCAACGGCGTGCCGTTGTCGCGCCGGTCGCTCATCCTGAATCCGACCTACTACGCGTCGCTCGCAAAGGACCTGAACAGCGTGGACCAGTCCGGACAGAGCATCACCATCGGCGAGAATCGAATCCCGCGCCTGCATGGCTTCGACGTGTACCAGTCGCCGTTGTGCGACGGCAACGCCGTGAATGTCACTGGCCTCGCGTGCCATTCAACGGCGCTGATCGTCGCCGCCCGAAGTGTTGACGTGCCATCGACCCCGGGCCTTGAGGTCGAGAACATCGTTGTCCCGGAGCTTGGCCTTCCGGTCCAATTCCGCCGATGGTACGACCCGAACACCGGCCAGCTGAAGTACATGATGGGCGT